AAACCCGGGCACCCGAGCATGTGGTTTCGAAGTACGCGATTCAAGATGCGGTAGTGACCATGGCGCTGTACAACTGGCAGCGCGGGGAGATAGAAAAGCAGAATCTGCACCAAGTCCATAAGCTCGAAACGGATCTGATGCCCGTGATCATGGATATGGAGTACCATGGCGTGCGGGTGAACGTGGAGCGAGCAGAGAAGGCGGTTCACGGCCTCACGAAGCGCATCGACGTCATGCAGCGGGATCTGAATACCCTCGCTGGCTTCGAGGTCAACCCGAACCCGTCCGGGTCCATCTCCGATCTATTCAAGCCGACTCTCGGCGAGGATAACGAGTGGTATCTGGTCGACGGCACTAAGGCGGACAAGACCGATGGCGGGAAAGCATCGATCAACGCCGATTGTCTGCGCAGAATGCGGCACCCAGCGGCTGCGATGATTCTCGACTTGCGCAAGATGCTCAAAACGCGGGACACATTCCTGAAAGGTCACATTCTAGGACATCAGCATGACGGCACGATCCATTGCAACTACAACCAGACTAAGAACGATGCTGAGGCTGGCACCGGAACCGGACGACTTAGCATCACTAATCCGGCTCTCCAGCAAATCCCATCAAGAGATAAAGATATTAAGTCGTTGGTGCGCCCCATCTTCATACCAGATGTTGGGGCCGATTGGCTGGGTCTGGACTGGAGCCAGTTTGAGTTTAGGGTTGCTAACCATTACGGTCAGGTACCCACGATTCTGGAGGCGTATCAAAAGAATCCAGATCTAGACTTTCACCAGTTGGTGAGCGATCTGACCGGAATTCCTCGAAATGCGCAGTATGCGGGTGGCCCAAGCTCCAAGGCTATCAATCTCGGTCTTGCGTTTAACATGGGTTCCGGTCGGCTGGCTCAGGAGTGCGGGTTGCCGTACACCGAGGAAGTAGGGCCTAATGGCAATGTGTTCTTGAAGGCTGGTCCTGAAGCGATGGCGATTTTCGAGAAGTACCACGCGGCGAATCCCGGGATGCGCAACACGGCGACCAAAGCCAGCGGCATTGCTAAAGAGCGTGGCCATGTACGCTCGATCATGGGTAGGCACATTCGGTTCCCGGGAGGGCAGTTCGTGCACAAGGCGTCGGGGCTGATTTATCAAGCCACAAGTGCGGATTGCATGAAGCAAAAGCTGATCGAACTGCACAGGTACTTAGTGGACAAGGAGTGTGGCAGACTGCTGCTCACTGTGCACGATGAAGTGGGTATATCTCTGGACAAGGACGCAAAGGAGGAAGCGCAGGAGGTAGCTCGGATTTATACGACGTTTGATGGTGTCGAGTGTCCCATTCGGCTTCGGGTTCCGATTCGGTGCGATTGGGGTGTTGGTGATGATTGGTACGCAGCAAAGGGGTGAGTCATGGAATCGATTAAAGTAGTGGTAGACTTGCAATACGGCAGCACCGGCAAGGGGCTGATCGTCGGATATCTGGCCGAGGAGGAGGGACCCGACACGGTGATCACGGCGTGGGCACCGAATGCGGGGCACACATACATCGACAGCACGGGTCGCAAGTTCATTCACACTCATTTGGGCAATGGTGTGGTATCTCCATTTCTGAGGCGCATCATGCTTGGCCCGGGATCGCTAATCAATCCGCAGCAGCTTCTGGACGAGATGAAAGCGTGCGAGGACTTGATGGATGATGAGGTCTCAGTCATCATTCACCCACACGCGGCGATCGTCACGCAGCGGCACATCGAGGAAGAAGCGGGGCCGATGACCAAGATCGGGTCGACCAAAAAGGGCGTGGGTGCCGCGATGATTCAGAGGATTCGGCGTGACCCGGACGACATGAACATAGCGGCCAATTGTAAAGAGCTAAAAGATCTGGTCACCACCGTGCAGGGATATCGGCACGCGCTGGGAAAGGCTAGGCATGTCCTGGTCGAGGGTGCGCAGGGCTACGGGCTGTCTATGTACCATGGGTTTTACCCCTACACGACTTCGCGTGATGTGAGCACGTGGCAGATTCTGGCGGACTCGGGCATTCCGTACGAAATGCTGTTCCACGCGTCGGGCCGCACTAGAGTAGGGGTGATCGGGACGTGCAGGACGTACCCGATCCGGGTGGCGAATCGATACGACACCGAGGGTACGCAAGTCGGGTATTCAGGTCCGTGCTACGACGATCAAGTGGAGATCAGCTTCGAGGACATCGGCCAGAAGACGGAACTTACTACTGTGACGAAGCTACCCAGGCGCATATTCACATTCAGCGCGAAGCAGATCACCGACGCGATCAGCTATAATGGTACCCGAGAAGTGTTCTTGAACTTTGTAAATTACGTTCGTGATGAGCGCGATCTGGTGTCCATCGTAAAGGCTATCGAGGAGAATGAAGCGGTGGTCAGATGGATTGGCACTGGTCCGACGTATAAAGATGTCCACCATCTGAACTACGGTTCCCGGACTTTTCGTATGGACAAGATTATTGACATTTGGAAGGCGACACGAGTATGATGCAAGTCGAATCTACGGTACACACTGATGAAGCCAACGACGTTCCGTGGTCGGTCAATCCCGAAAATTCCGCGCAGATCATCGACGCGCAAGGCGCTACCGTCGCGTCTTTCGAAGTCCGTCACCACTTACGCGGCGTCATGGGGAACTGCGACAAAAATGCCGAGCTGGCTGTACGCGCAGTTAACGCGTACAAAAAACGCGGGGGAGCCGACATACGTCAGTTACAGGATCGGGTTACCCGTTGGGCCGATAGTAACTTTCCACAACGCACGACGAAAGATATTCTACTCAAGCTCTACGAGGAGATTGGTGAGTATTGCCGCAATCCGCGTGCAGCCCTTGAAATGGGCGATATCATGATCTTGCTGCTCGATGTGGCGCACAAGAACGGCATCGACGTGCACAAAGCTGTCGAGGAGAAGATGGACATCAACGAGGCTCGCCAGTGGCGGGTGGACGAAAACACGGGGATCATGCGTCATGTCGGATAACTTCGAAGAGTGGTACTCGGAAAATTTCGCCGACATACCGGGCTCGAATAACGAAGAGTACAAATCCGTGACTCGCACGCTTTGGTCACTAATTGTCGAGCGGATTGCGCGTAACGTCGAGATTTCAGTATTCGAAGATATCAGCGGTGAAGCCGTTGCAGCGATGATCAGGGCGATGAAATGAGCACGTTGATTGAAGCAGCAGAGCGCAACAAAGTGGCTTCATGGATGATGACCAAGGGCTACGCCACCGGCCACGGTGATACGGTTGAAGACCTGCTGAAAGAGTTGGAGTGGCAAGTTGCAGACCGCTGCGCTGAGATTGCCTACGAAGCCGAGCCGTGGCATTCTGCTGATCTGATCCGTGAAGCATTTGGAGTGAAGAAATGAGCCTTACTACTGCAGAACAATTGAGGGCGTGCCACGTTCGTCGTTGGCACATTGTGCAAGTCGCACGCGAGCAGACGCTGGCCGAGCACTCATTCGCGGTTGCGGTGATCGCGGGATCGTTGGCTGCTGCTATGCGGTGGCCGGGTCTGATGCAAAATAACCTGCAACTCAAGCTGCTGCAGTGGTCGCTGTCGCACGACATCATCGAAGTGCGCACTGGGGACACGCCGACCCCGTTCAAGCGGGTGCTGGAGCAAGCGGGTGGTAAGGGCGTTTTCGAAAAGGCCGAGGATCTGGTGGACACGGACTACGCGGGCGCGTATCGTCAGATTCGCGGGACCGACATCGAGGTGATTGTAAAGCTGGCGGACCAGATCGAGGCGATCTACTTTCTGCAGGACAACGGTATAGGAGCACACGCCATTCAGGTTCTCGACGGTTTGCGCGAAATCCTGTCTAGAATGGTTAACGATATAGAAAAGGAACACCCTAATCTGAATGTGCGCGAGGGTGTCCGCAAAGTGTGTCAAGACATAGGAATTCATGGGGGCTGGCTGTGAAATGCATTGCATGCGGATATACGACTTTCGTGAGCACTACGTACCAGAATGTGGACAACACAACCAAGCGTAGGCGCTATTGCGTCAAATGCATGTTCAGATTCACCACTCGCGAAAAAGCCGAGGACAAGGATCAAGCGAAAGTCGAGGCGTGGCGCAAGAAGAAGAGCATCTCGACGGCTGGGGATTGACGGGACTATCCCATCCGTGGTATAATCGGGGATTCATTAACCAATAGAGGACACACCATGACCCCAATCTACTATCACCCGGACCAGGACGCCGACTACGCCTTCATATCGGTCAAGAAGGTCGCGGAGTTCGTTCGCCAATCCGGTCGCAAGCCCAATCCGGTGGACCCGCTTGCGCCCGAGGATCTGGCCGTGGCGCACGATCCTGAATTCGTACTAGCAGTAGTCGAGGGTCGCAAGAAGAACGGCTTCGGTAATACGGACCCGGCTGTTAACCGGGCTGTTCTGGCTTCCAATGGCGCATTCTTTGACGCAGCGACTCATGCGCTGCGCTGGGGTGGTGTCACGTGTTCTGCGACGCAGGGGTTCCACCACGCGCACTGGGACCATTGCTGGGGGTATTGCACGTTCAATGGTTTGATGCACGCTGCCGTGCGGATGGTCAATGTCGGCGCACGGGTAATGATCATTGACGGGGACGGGCATTACGGCGACGGCACGGACGACATCATCGGCAGGCTGGGTCTGGAGGAAAAGGTCGCCCACATTCGCAGGGAAGACCTGGGGGCATCACGGCATACCCGCTGGGAGCATGTCAAGTGGCGCAGCTTTTTCACCGACTTGATTCGTCAGCATCGCCCGAGTATAATAATGTATCAGGCCGGTGCGGATGCCTGGGACCAGGACCCCTACGGGGCTGGATACCTGTCGAAAGAGGGCCTTGCGGCTCGTGATCGTGGGGTATTCAGTGCTGCTCACAAGTTGCGGGTGCCGGTCACCTGGAATCTAGCCGGTGGGTACAGTGACCTGATGCAGCTAACCATCGACCTTCATCTGCAGACTCTGGCGATATCCGACGAGGTATTTTATGGCACCACCGCTCCCACTGAAGTTCCATCCCAACGCGCCTAAGTCGTTCGCTGAATTGATGGCAGGAGTCGACAGGGGGCACGCTGCATTGCGTGCTGTCCCTGGCGCTCAAGCGATACCACCCGCGTTTCGGCAGATGCAAAAGAACATGTTGCCGGGTGAAATCCTCGACAAATACAGCGATATGGGGCTGTTCGGCAAGACGCCGAAAGGCGAACCTGTGCGGGCCACATTGGTGCCGTCCAGGGGGCGCGATATCAGTGATGTGAAAAGCGGAAGGCTTCCGTCGGAGGGACGCATACGGCTTGACCCCGAGAGCAGGGTGCCTAAAGATATATTCGAAGCTGCACAACTCCCCGATCGCAATGCGAGTCGCGGCGAGTACCCCAGGATTAGTTGGGAAGAGGACACCGGGATTGGGTCGGGTTACGGGATGCTTTCGCCTTTGCAAGACGCTATGCGCAGAGCACGCCGGGACCCGAATAGCAATCCCTCGATGCTGGACATCAACGCGATGTCGGTCAAGCCTTTCGTAGCTACGCCAGACCCCGACATTCATTGGTGGTCACAGGGTCCCAGCCGTGGTCGAATGCTCTACGGCGCACTTTATGACATGATCCGAGCTGGGGGCCATGGCAATGCGGCCAGAACGCTGACTGACATCAACACCGTCCGGCGATTAGGTAATGTGGCATCGCATTCAGCGGGGCATGGTGATTTGGGATTCATCGGACCGGTCAGCGAGTATCCCTCTCACCTCGCCGGACCCGGTAAACCCAGCTTTTCACCCCAATTGTTCAATCGTCCTCTCACCAACCGGCCAGGAGAAGAGACTTGGATGCGCACGACGATGGGACCGGATATAGCAGCACAGGCCATGGGTCTAAATCCGAAAGACCTGCTCAATATGACGCCCGAGCAGATTCGGGGTCTGTTGTACGCTCGCGAGGCGAATTTCGCGGCAGCGTCGGGTCCAAAGTCCGGATCGAGAGTGTCACCACTTCGGCTGGGCGACCCCAATGTGTCGATGTACGATAAAGCGGCGCTCGCCGATGTGGCGCAGAACGCTCGGACATACGGTCAAGACGAATTGGCCGACGCGTTTGGTCCGCATACCCTCGGGCGGCAGATGACCACGGAAGAACTGATGCTTCGCATAATGCGCAGGGGGGAGACACCGGAAGAGATCGTAGAAGACATGATGCTTCGCGGCAAAGAGGAGGGATTCGATGTGCAAGACGCCATTCGTGGACGGTATATGAAGGGAGGACTAGTTGCAGCACTCCAAAGTTGATATAGAAGCAATCACTGATGAGCGTGGTCGCCAGTATGGGGATTTCACTCACCAGGGCATAATTGCGCAGGACTTGAAGGAGTACATGCGCGAGCAGGACGGCTGGCGGCGGCTCAAGAGCCACCAGAAGGAAGCGCTCGACATGATCGCGCACAAGATTTCGCGAATCCTGAACGGCAACCCCGAGCACCGGGATTCCTGGGTGGATATAGCGGGGTACGCCCAGATCGTGGCGGAGAGGATACTTGACAAGTAATTCCACCCGTGGTATAATAAAGCTTTTCAACCAACCGATAGAGGACAACACAATGGCTAAAGTAACTACTTCCGCGATCGTCGTCACTGCTGCGATCATCGACGAGCTTGCGGCGCTGCGCGAGCAGATCGCGTCGCTCGCCAAGCGTGAAAAGGAACTGGTCAAGGCGGTGCGCGAGGACTGCAACGGCGTGGACACTATCTACCGTGGCGTCAATTACGTGCTCAAGACCCGTCACATCTCCTCGGAGCGTCTGGATACAGTCGCCGCTCGCGAGGCGCTGGGTGAAGAGTGGTGCTCGACGCATACTAAGACCAGCGTGGCGATGAATATAGATACCACCGAGGTGCTGTAATGCACCCGGTCAAGCTGACTAAAGCGCAAAAGGTGGAGCGAGTGGTTCTGCTGCTGGCTCTGATTGTTCTGGCTCTTGACGTTTTTGTATGGAGGCCCTGAAGTGAATGAATCCGAAAGACAACTCGACCTTGCCCTCGGTGACGAGCGCAGCGAAAACGCTCGGCTGCGCGAGGAAAATGCCCGACTGCACGCCCTCGTCGGCGAATTCTCAAGGCGGCTGCTCGCCATCGAAAGACTGGCCAACGTGGCCTTTCACGCGTCTTACACCCCAGGCGATGAGTCGTCTGGTGAAACGGATTAAGGCGCAAGAAATCGCTAATGCGCCCGACGCGCCGTACTAATACTTGACAGGGTATTGTACGAGTGTTATAATTGAGACTTCAACAACCAACCGATAGAGGACACTGCAAAATGGCTCATCAACTGCACATCAATTCCGCTGGTAAGGCCGCAATGGCGTACGTGGGCGAGACTCCGTGGCACGGACTCGGACAAGCGCTGACGCCGGACGCGAACCTGGACGTCTGGACCCGGGAAGCTGGCTTCGATTGGGAGGTCAAGCGTGGTGCGATCGCCTACGAGGTGCGCGACGAGAACGATGCTCCGGTGCGGATGCAAACGGTACCCAAGCGCTGGGCGCTGTATCGCTCCGACACGGGCGCACCGCTGTCGGTCATGTCGAGCAATTACCACATCACGCAGCCCCGGGATGTGATGGAGTTCTTCCGCGATCTGTGCGAGGTCGGTGGCTTCAAGATGGAGACTGCGGGTATGCTGCGCGAGGGCGCGACCTATTGGGCACTGGCCAAGGCCGACGATTCATTCGATGTCGGTGGTGGTGATGTGGTGCTACCCTATCTGCTGCTGGCCACCTCGTGCGACGGCACACTGTCGAACGTAGCGCAGTTCACTACCACCCGCGTGGTGTGCAACAACACGCTCACCGTGGCGGTGGACAACAAGACCGGCCAGATCCGGGTGCCGCACAGCACGAAATTCGACCCGGTGCGATTCAAGACCGAGTTGGGTCTGATCGGTGGCGCATGGGACCGGTTCAAGGGCGATGCGACGACGCTGAGCAAGCGCAAAGTGTCGAAAGAGGAAGCGGCCAAGTATTTCCTCGATGTATTCTACGGCGAAGACGAGGAGATCGACCCCAAGGCCAAGCGCCCGATGATCGAATTGGTCACCAAGATCTACTTGGACGGGATTGGGCAGCAGGTCAAGACCGCCACCGGCACCGCCTGGGGTCTGCTCAATGCCGTCACCCGGTTCGCTGATCACGAGCGCGGAGCCGCTTCGCGTGACACTCGCTTGCAATCGGCGTGGTTCGGTGCTGGTGCTCGACTGAAACGCGACGCCCTGCAAGCCGCGCTCGCCTTGGTATAATAGGAGCACTGCGGCACCGCAGTTGCTGCAGTTGCCCTTAGGGAGGGCTCGAAAGGGTCCTCCCATTTTTTAACGCAGACATAGAGGACAATCATGCGAAAGATCAGGTGGTCGAACGCCGAGAAAGAACTCGTTTTCAATTCGCTGGTGCACGAATTCAAGAGATTCCCGTCACTCAGTGATGAATCTGCGCTACGAAATGCGCAACTGCAGCTGCCCGAATCCCGGCGAGCGAAGATCAATTACCAGAGGCTCAAGACGTACGAATCCACGATAGAGAAGGCGAGAGGGCGAGCGAAAGAGTTGGCCAAGCCGTTACCGGAGCCCGCACCACTACCGGAGCCCGCACCACTACCGGAGCCCGCTATGTCGTTGGAGACCACCATAGGCAAGGCTCTCGTCGCGCTGGTGGACCAGATATGCGCGATGGTGATCGAGCGCGTCGCGCAATCGCAAATCGAGGCTTCCGCATTCCGGGTGGACCGGGCTGAAGCGAAAGCGAACGTGCGGGAACGCGAGACCCTCGCGACTGCGACCGAGGTACGCGACACACAGCGGGTTCTTATTGTCGGGTTGATGGGTGCGCAAATCGGCTACGTGCGCGACAGATACCGAGGTCGGCCTCTGGAACCCGTTTTCATGACAGCGGACGAGGCGAAATCGCAATCTGTTAATCGGGGCTGTCCCATCGTGCTGATGACGAAATTCATATCGCACGCGGTGCAGACCAAGGCGCAACAGTCCTCGCAGCGGGTGTTGTATTGCAATGGGGGCGTGGACGAGTGCAGCAAGATAATCGACGACATCTTGAAGGGAGCGAAATCGTGAGAGCTTTTAAACCACTGACAGACGCGGTGCGCACAATGGCGCGCAAGAAATCACTGGCCGAGACAATGGCGCAGGAGTTGTACGAGGCGCAATTCGCGAAGGTTCGAGCAGAAAGCGCGGTGGAGTACGCCGAGTCGATCGTGCGGTACAACGAACGCCGGATCGAAAGGCTGCAGCAGCGGATTCGCGAGGAGATGGCGCGAGGGGATACTTGACAGGGTATTGCACCTGTGGTATAATAAAGTCTTTTAACCAACCGATAGAGGACAGCAAATGCAAGTGACCCAACGATACGCAGACCTGACCGACGCCCAACGGCGCGAAATCCGCATGTACGGCTGCACCGAGGCGCAGATGCGCGAGGCGGTCGAGGAGAGCCTGACTTTCCGGTTTTCGGGTCCGGCAATGTACGCCGCCAGCATTCTCTCGGACGCGCAGGAGATGATCGCGCACGACAACGCAGGTACGTATTCGTTCATGCAGGTCGAGGACGCACGCCAAGCGATCAATCGGGCGAAATGGATTCTGTTCACCTACGTCATGAAAGGAGACGCGAAATGAACCACGCGCAGCAACTGCAGCAAGCCGCGAGGCTGTGGCTCAATCCGAACCAGCGCGACGTCGCCGAAATCCGGCTGGACGACCTGTTGAATCCGACGGGCGAGGACGCGATTGTGTCGATCGACTCCTTGCGCGACGACGAATACCTGTCGGGCGTGTCGGTGATCCAGGAATCGGGTGTCGAAACGCGCATCTGGCTTGGCGGTCCGATCGACCACATCCCGGGAGGGCAGTGATGCAAAAGCGCAACTGGTTCAACACGCTGAACGACGCCCTTGAATCCGAGGGGCTACTCGAATCCTGGAAGCCGACGAATCCGCCACTCGAATACGGCGAAACCCGGCAGTGGGCCTGGGACGACGGCACCCGCTGGGGTCGGTGGGTGTCGATCTACCGGAACGAAAAGGGCAGGTACGAGCGCCCGGTGCACTACTCTCGGGGATAGGGGATTGACAAATTGTCCCACCTGTGGTATAATAAAGTCTTTTAACCAACCGATAGAGGACAAGCGAAATGTACAAGACCTTCATCACCAAATCGAGCGCTGGCCACTACACCGTGACCATCAAGGACGAGCAGCGCAACGTGCTGTTCAAGCGCTATCTGATCGACAACCTTGTGTACGCTCGCGAGATAGCAGCTGAAATCCTGGCCGATTTGCAAGCTCGCGCCCGCGAGCCCCAGTCCGATTCGGAGTACGGCAAGCTGTCCGCTGCGAGCTACGAAATTGCAGACTACCGCCTGCGCTCGGAAGTACAAGACGTGTTGTGTTCAGCCGCTGACAACGCGACCGAGACGATGCAAGAGGTGAAAGACCGCACCTGGGAATCGGTTTTTATCAGCAGCCTGGGCAGCAATCTGTCTTTTTATCACGGCGGCTTGAAAGAGTCCGTCCGCGAGTGGTTTCGCACCAACGGCGTCACATGGTGAGCAGGGGGGTACTTGACAGACTGTTGCACCCGTGGTATAATAAAGCTTTTTAACCAACCGATAGAGGACACGCAAAATGCAAATCGCAATCGACACCCGCACCGCTCACCAAGTCGAAATCGTCGCCGTCAAAGGCGGCTGGACCACCGTGCGCCAGATCGGACAGCGCAAAGAGTACAAGGTCCGCAATGGCCAGCTGTCGAAGATCACCGAAGTGCAGTCTGAAATCCTGCGCGAGTACGTGCTCATTGACCGTGACGCGAGCGCAAAAGGCGACATCGTGCGCCCGGTGACCACCCGCAAGCCGATCGAAGAGCGCCTGAACGGTGTCGTGTACGCCGGGTACCTGCCGCAGTACAGCGCCTATACCACCGTGCGGGCCGACGGCACGAAAAAGCGCTCGATCGACAAGGGCGACAGCGTCGCCGAGCAGCTGCGCTCGCTGGAATTGCACAGCGTCTACAAGCTGGTGGCCCGCACGATGGGCGTGTCCAGCACGAACCTTCACGAGCGCTTCTGCCACCTCAATCCCGGCATGCAGCGCATGAACCTGGGCAACATGCTGCGCAAAGCGCTGCGCGAGCAGTCCGCAAAGGTGGCCGCGTGAAGCGGGCTCGGGTCCGGGTGGCTGCGGCCACCCTGTCCGGCGAAATGCTGCTGGACGGTCAACGCTTCAAATTCCACGCGAACGTCGCCTATCCTCGGATCGATGCGGAGTTCGCGAACCTGGACGACAACTCGACGCCCGTGGACCAGTGGGAAGCGCTGCGGGCGCTTGAGACCTTCATCGACGAACACTTGAGAGGATAAGCGCGAAATGCAAAATGCGACCACTGTCGAGCAGGTGCTGGCCGAGCACTACCCGCGATCGGGCGACGACCCGCTGTACGTGCCCTGGTGGGCGAAAGGCGAGTACGCGGCCCGGGTCGGCACGAAATGGGCGATGCCCGACGGCACCAACTC